GGCAAATATACGAGAGCAGAGAAGAAGAAAGTTGTAAGAGCAGGAAAACAGAAACTGCGTGATTTAGTTCTTAATGCAACTGGTAAGAAGAAAGAAAGCGAACTCAAGCACAAATACACTGGACCTGATAAAGACTGATACTGGGCCCCTGAAACTGCACCAGTAGTATAGACACCAACCTCGTTATGAACCGTATCGAAATCCAACGCGCACTTTATGTTGCTCGCAATGAGTATCTGAAGGCAAAGAAGTCTATGGAGTTTTATGCTCGTGAGATTTCTTATCTGAAGGAATGTGAGCGTGATCTGGACAAACCTGCCGATTGGTTGTATAATGAAATGTTCGGTGATACTCCTGTTGCTGAAGAAATCTACGGAGGTTGATTATGGCTACTTGGAAAGCAGAATGTTGGTTAGGTTCTAAAGCAGGACGACAAACACTTGAAGTTCAAGCAAGTTCACTTAATGGTGCTAAAGAACAACTACAACGTGTTTATGGTGCAGAGCAGATTTGTAATCTCCGCGAAGTAAGGAATAACTCTTCTGGAAGTTCTGGAGGTTCTGAAGGTAGTTTTGAAGGAAGTGTAGCACTTATTGGTCTAATTGCAGCTGCTTGGGCATTTATGTCTTTTACTCCTTGGATTTTGATGGGTCTTGGAGGTGCAGCAGGTGCCTGGATTGGTGAGAAAGTTACTGGTCAATCTATCGAAGACTATAACGAACGCGATGACGATTTGGGACACGGAAAAGCAGGAATAGTTCTTGCACTTGCACTTATTTTAGGTGGCGTTGGATTTGTTCAAGGTGATAGTCTGAAGAAGGAATTTGATGCACCTTCTGATACTCCTGCACAAGTTCGCCCAAAGAACTGAAACTGGGCCCCTGAAACTGCACTTATAGTATGAGCACCAACCCTATGAAAATCCAACTTCGGCCTCATCAAGAACGCGGTGTTGCTGCTATGCAACAGCACAACAAAGGTCAAATTATTGTTCCTACTGGTGGCGGCAAAACGCTGAAGATGATTGTTGATGCTATGCGTCAGTTGCAATCACAAACTCCTCAAACGATTGTTGTTGTTGCTCCGCGTATTCTGCTTGCTGAGCAGCTCTCTGCTGAGTTTCTGGAGTTTATCACCAATGCTAAAGTCTATCATGTGCATAGCGGAGAGACGCATCACGAAAGTTCTACTCGCCCCTATGCTATTCATCAATGGGTAGAGAGCAATCAGTCTCACCACAAACTGATTGTAACGACCTATCACTCTCTCAATCGTCTTCAGCAGGCAGAGATTGATGTGGATACGATCTACTTCGATGAGGCACACAACAGCGTTCAGCGTCACTTTTTCCCTGCAACTGAGCACTTCTCTGCTAATGCACGACGCGCATACTTCTTTACTGCGACCCCAAAGCACAGTCTTGCTATGGGTAAACCAGGCATGAATGATGTGGATGTTTATGGTCAAGTGATCTGCAAAGTTCCTGCTCCTGAGTTGGTTGAGGGTGGTTACATTGTGCCCCCTAAAGTTATCGTCAAGCAACTGGAGATGGTTCAAGGCAAACAGACCAACTTTGACCGCGATGCAGACAATCTACTGGAAACGATTGACGACAACAATGTCGGCAAGATCCTGATCTGTGCTAAGGCAACCAAGCAAATCGTTGCATTGGTGTCTGAAACTGACTTCTGTGCTGAACTAGAGCAACGTGGTTACTCTTGGATGTACATTACTGCTAAGACTGGTGCAGTTATTGATGGTCGCAAAGTGAACCGCGAAGTTTTCTTCGATACGCTGTCTGCATGGGGCAAGGATAACGACAAGAAGTTTGTTGTTCTACACCATAGCATCCTTGCTGAAGGTATCAACGTCAGCGGTCTGGAAGCAGTATTGTTCCTCCGCAACATGGACTTCATTGGTATCAGTCAGACCATCGGCCGTTGCATCCGTTTGCATCACGATGATGCTCAAGGTATGCGCGATGGACGTATTGAACCAGGCAACCTGAGTCAGTATAGCAAATCGTTCGGTCTGGTTTGTATTCCAGTTTACTCTAAGGTTGGTATTGCCACCGCTCGCAGTGTGCAGGCAGTTGTTGATACTATCTTCCTGAAGGGCGAACCTGCTATCAGCACCGTTCGCAGGTGAGTCTCACCAAGACCCCTGTGGCCATCAGGGGTCAAAACGTGATTTTTTGAAGATTTCACTGCAAACGACCTATGACCCATCCGCTCCAACCAAATCACTGATTTTTGAGAAAGTATAATGAAAGAAGGATTTACAATGTATAAAGATGAGTATGCTGCAATTCCTTATGGAAACTCTGGATACATTATCATACATCAAGGACAGCAACTTGAGAAACTATGTAGAACTGAAAGTTCTGCACGAAAGTACATTACAGATCTCAAGAAAGGTAAGAGCGTAGCACAGTTGCCCATTGATTAGTATTGGGCCCCTGAAAGTGCATCTACAGTATAAGTTTCTTCCGTGTCGATCACGGTTACAAAATGTTCAAAACTGACGGATCTGTCCATCATGGTGGAGTAAAGAATGAGGACCAAACAGTTCAGATTCTGAACGAAAAGAAAATCTACAGCGATACTGTAGAAAAGCGTGGTGGAACTAAGCAAAAAGCAGATGCAGTTGCTGGTAACAAACCTATCAGCATCAAGCGTAAGGAAGGTATTGCAAATGGTTCATTTGACTGGTTTAACACCAGCAAGTATAATGACGTTTTAGGTGATAGTTTTGATGCCTTTCTTTCTTCGATGAAAGAGTTTCGCTCTCTTCCCAAATCAGTCATTCAAGATGATGAGTTTATCCTGAAAGTTCGGGATAATTTCAATCAACTTTGTGAGTCTTGTTTGGATACACTGAGCAGCAATCAAATTATCGACATTTTGAAGGTTGGTCTGATTGATGCAAACTCTGGATTTGATGTGGTTGTGAATGATACCAAAACCAAATCTATTTTTATCTTCAATGCAGACAATCATCCTGCTGTTGATTGCATCAATCGTGGATTTACTGTATCACTGCAAGGTAAAGGTAAGTCTTCCCGAAAAGTGTTGTTTAGTGATGACATAAATGTATATGATTGTGGGTTGCGGATTCGTGTTACCAGTAACAATGGAATCAATGCTTTTCTTGGACTGAGTAAAGCAAACAGCAATTCACAAGTTGTTATTAAACTTCAGCAAGATAACGTCAAGCAACTACTCACCTCCACTCAAGCCAAGAAATATGACTATTGAAATCCTACAGCAATCCGCAGAGAAAATGACTGAAATTGATCAGTCATTTGATCTAATCTACATGGATCCACCTTTTGGATTGCAACGTGACTTTAAGATGCTAGAGCAAGATGGTGAAGAAAAGGGATTTACTGATACTTGGGAGTCCTTTGATGATTACATTTTGTGGTATGCAGGTATTATCAATCAAGCATGGGACAAACTGAATAAAAGTGGATGGATCTATTTGCATAACAATTTCATTGGAAATGCACTGGTTCTGTCTCATGTGAAGAAGGAAGTTCGGGATGCTTTCTATACCAACATTTCGTGGAAAAGGTCTGGACCAAAGAACAACATCAAGAATGGTTGGGGTAACATTGTAGACTCAATCATGGTGTTGCGTAAAGGTAATCCATACTTTGAGGTTGAGTACACCGATCTCGACTCAAAGTATGAAAAGAATAGCTTTAAGAATCAAGATGAAAAGGGATTCTATGCTCTCGCTAAAACTACAGGAGAAAAGAGTCGTCCTGGTAGAATGTTTGACTATAAAGGTTACAAACCTGATTATGGTTGGAGAGTAAGCGAAGACATGCTCAAAGAGATGGATAATTGTAACCTATTGCACTTCGGTAAGAATACAATCTACAAGAAGATTTACCTGGAAGACAATAAAGGTGTTCCCGTGCAAAATCTATGGGATGATGTGTATTTCATCTCTCGCAGTGAATCTAACAAGCGTAAGTATCCTACACAAAAACCACTCAAACTGTTGGAGCGTATCATTAAATCATCGTGTCCTGAAGATGGTTGGGTTTTTGATCCTTTTGCTGGATCTGGAACTACAGCAATCGCATCGCAACTTCTTGGTCGAAACTGTATCACATGCGACATCAATCCACAATCAATCAAGTTAGTAACTGAGGCAACTCAAGATACAACTAACATTTTATCGTTTATGTGAATTGGGCCCCTCAAAGTGCATCAGTAGTATGAAGACCAAGCAAATGCAAAACAAACATCTCGAACATCCTGAAGATTGTATCTTGACGGGTGATCTTAGTGTTCTTGATTGGTTCTATGAAACCGACAGTACAATTAGTGTAAAAATGGATGGTGCTCCTGCTATTGTTTGGGGAACTAATCCTGCTAATGGTAAGTTCTTTGTCGGTACTAAATCTGTATTCAATAAGGTAAAGATTAAGATTGCACATTCTCATGAAGAAATTGCATCGCTCTATCAGGGTAAAGTTGCGGACATTCTTCACGTTTGCTTTAATCATCTTCCTCGCACAAAGTCTATCATTCAAGGTGATTTTATTGGTCTTGGCGGTCAGCGTCATTATACTCCCAACACGCTCACTTACAAGTTTCCTGAAATCGTAGAGCAGGTGATTATTGTTGCGCCACACACAATCTATGGTGGTGGTGATGATCTTCGCAACGTATCTGCTGCTCCTTTGATGAGCAAACTGGTAAGCACTAAAGATTGCTTGTTTGTGCAACCTGAAGTGTCGTTGAACCCTAATCGTGAAGATTTGGAAGATGTGTGTAAGTTTGCAAAGCAAATG